TCTAGACATCGTCTAGAGTTACGTCTGCCGGTAAGCGTTCCGCTACGGCTAGAGATTGGTAAGCGTACCGCTACGATCGGAAGACAACTTCCTGCGCACCACAACTTAACCAATCATGGAGAAATCATGAAACAATTTATTGATCAACAAATGGCACAACGCGCTACAGCGTGGGAAGCCGCAAAGAAGATTCTTGATGTTGCAACCGCTGAGAAGCGTGACTTGTCAGCAGAAGAGACACAAACATATGAGCGCATCAGCAAAGAACTTGATGAGCGCACAGCAACAATCGAGAAGCTCCGCGCCGATGAGGCTCGTGAACTTCGTTTGGATGCAGCAACACGCGAGATCGCAGATCAGGTTCGTCCTGTCGCTGACGCTCCACGCGCAGAGCGCAACGACAACGATGTTATTCGTTCGATGGCAAAAGGTGAAATCCGTTCACACATGTTTGAGAAGCGTGATGTTGTAAAGACAGCAGCAGGCGCACCAGTACCGACATCGTTCTATGACCAAGTGATCATGCTTGCTCGTACGGTTGGTCCAATGCTCCAGACTTCAACAGTCTTGAACACAGCATCAGGCGAAAACCTTCAGATTCCATCACTTGCTCAATACTCGACCGCGGCAATCGTTGGCGAAGGCACAGCAATCGCAGAATCGGATCCAGTATTTAACTCATTCATCACTTTGGGTGCGTTCAAATTTTCGTTCCTTGTTCAACTCTCACGAGAGTTGGTTGAGGATTCAGGCGTGGACATCTTGCGCTTCTTGGCTGATCAGACTGGCAACGAACTCGGTGTGCGTGTCAACGCTGCACTGACAACTGGCTCAGGAACAAACCAACCAAAAGGTATCGTCGTGGCTTCAGCTGTCGGCGTAACTGGCGGAACCGCAGTTTCAGGTGCGTTCACAGCAGACAACTTGATCGACTTGGTCTACTCAGTAGACACAGCCGGTCGTCGTTTGGCTGGTTCAGGCTTCCAGATGAATGCAAAGTCAATCGGTGCAATGCGCAAACTGAAGGACACGGCAGGCAACTTCGTGTTCCAACCAGCACTCAGCGCAGATGCAAACGACTTGCTTCTTGGATACCCAGTATTCGAGAACCCAGGTATGGCAGACACAGCAACAAGTGCAAAGTCGGTAATCTTCGGACACCTTCCTTCGTACTTCGTTCGCTCGGTAGGCGGCATCAAGTTGGATCGAAGCGATGACTTCGCATTCAGCACTGATCTCATTACCTTCCGCGCAACAATGCGTGTTGACGGTAACTTGCCACAAACATCACATGTCAAACACTTCATCGGAAACGCTGCTTAATTAGAGCAACCGAAAACAGACATGACAGTCCGCAAGGACTGTGACTAGGATTAAGTCCACGGCCATTTCGTGCAGGGTTGGCCGTGGACTTTCTCTATATCTGCACTATTCTTAGGAGGATCATGTGGCAAACCGTAATCGTGAAGGGCGTCCCAGTGGAGATGCCAGGGTACTTAGCGGAGCGTTTGCTCCGAGCGGGCGTAGCGCACTCGTTGGAAGTGTCCGACCTACCAATCCCGACCGACTCAGAATCCTCTGGTATTCCAACGCACCTTGGACTCCCACCGGATACGGTCAGCAAACCGCGCAAGTCATTGAAAGGCTCGCGAAAGAAAACCACCAAGTAGCAGTCCACGCGATGTACGGCCTCGCAGGCGCGTCATCGACATGGAACGGATTCAAAATCTACCCACAAGGACTCGCTGGATACAGCGACGATGTGCTTGTCGCACACACGATGGAATGGGCAAACCAAGATCCATCCACGCCGACATTGATGATGACGTTGTTTGATGTTTGGGTGTTGAAGTCTGACTCGTTGAAAACTTGGAAGAACATTGCGTCGTGGGTTCCGATTGATCATCAGCCGACACCACCAGATGTGTTGGCTTGGTGTCAGCGTGACAATGTCAAACCGATCGCAATGTCAAAGTTCGGTTCACGAATGTTGGACTTGGCAGGTGTTGAACACTTGTATGTTCCTCACGCAATCGAACCTGTGTTCCAGCCGACCGAGTCAATCACTTTGGCGAACGGTAACAAGATGACTGGCCGAGAGTTCATGGGCTGGGAAGAAGACAGATTCGTCGTGTCAATGGTTGCGACCAACAAAGGTTCGCAGCCTGCGCGGAAGGCTTGGGCTGAGAACATTCTTGCATTCTCAATCTTTGCCAAAGATCATCCAGATGCGGTGCTGTACCTCTACACCGAACCTGATGGTGCGATGGCTGGAATTAACCTGCCGACATTATTAGATGCGGTCGGTGTATCAAAAGACAGATACAAGGTTGTCGACCAGTACGCCTACCGTCATGGCATTCCACAGAATGTGATGGCTGCGATGTACACGGCGTCCGATGTTCTGCTCGCCTGCTCGATGGGTGAAGGCTTCGGCATACCTGTCATCGAAGCACAAGCCTGCGGATGTCGAGTGATCGTCTCAAACTTCACAGCGCAACCTGAGCTGGTCGGTGACGGCTGGACGGTTGAGGGTCAGCCTTGGTGGGATGCAGCGCAGAAGTCATGGTTCTTCACACCGAATGTGCCTGACATCGTGAATGCTCTCAAGTCGGCGTATGACGCGCCTAGGAGCCGTTCTGAGGACGCAATCACCCATGCCCTAGGGTACGGAGCCGATCAAGTATTTGAGCAGTATTGGAAGCCAACAATGAAGGAGTTGTCCGCATGGTGCCGGTCGTAATCATCCCAGTCCTAAACCGATACGACCTGCTTGAGAGGTGCATAGATTCACTTGACTTCCCAGTCGAGAAGATCATCATCATCGACAACGGAGGCAAGATCGAGCAGGACTGTTTGGTGATGCCACGCCACAGTCGGCACGGCAAAACCTACGTCTTGGACATGCCAAGCAATCTCGGTGTTGCGACATCGTGGAATCTTGGCATCAAGATGACACCGTTCGCAGCGGGTTGGATTCTTATGAACTCGGATGCTTGGTTCATGCCAAACAAACTTGAAGAGTTCTGGCAGTCATGCAACCGCAACGAGATTCATCTCACGGGTTCACCAGAGTGGGCGTGTGCGTGGATCGGCTCCGATGTTGTCAAAGATGTTGGCCTGTTCTGCGAAGCGTTCCATCCTGCATACTTCGAAGACAACGACTACGAGCGTCGCGCTGTCCGTCTCGGCAAGAACATTCGCAAGTCGCAAGACATCATCGTGCATGACAACTCGTCAACACTTCTGTCCGATGTGTCATTCCAAGGAAAGAACGCGCAAACCTTCGCATCGAATCTTGAACTGTTCAAACTTCGCAACGCACGACTCGACGCAGGTCAGTGGGATCTGCAACGCCGACTGGATCTCAGTTGGGACTGATGGCTAAATATCACAAGTATCTTGGCGATGATGCCGATGTTGAAGCGATGTATCAAGCGGAGGACGGCGAAGAGTTTGATGCCTGGTATCAGTCGGATCTGCGACCGATGGGATATCGCCTTCTCTCGACTGCGATGGCTGCATATTCGTTCAACACAATTCTTGACATCGGTTGCGGTAAAGGTACACAGACACATCTGATGGCGTTACGCAATCGCAAAGTTGTCGGCTACGACATCTCACCGACAGCAATACGCAAAGCAAAAGCCTCATACCCTGGCATCGACTTCTGTGTCGGTGACGGTCTGACCGCAGCGAAGTCAGGCGAATACGATTGCGCGGTCATGTCGCAAACCTTGTACATGCAACCTGACTGGCGTGAAGTGATCGCCGAAACAGCGAAGCGATGTGGCTGGTTGATTGTTCACGAGTTCATCCCATTGAAGACTCAATGGTGTGTGCCGGACATACAAACTTTGCAAGCCGAGTTTGAGAAACATTGTTCTATTGATACAAAGATTGTGATGAACGACAACCGCATACTGCTGGTCGGCGAGACACACCGATGAGAGTGTTTGACTGCATCCTGTTCAACCAAGAACATGACATGCTCGAATGCCGACTGTCAGAGATCGGCGATGTCATAGACAAGATAATCATCGTTGAATCGTCCACAACTTTCATGGGTAAACCTAAACCGCACGGCATAGACCTTGACAGGTTCTACAAGTGGCGCGACAAAATCCACTACGAAACATTTGAACCGAATCCGAATCAGCTTGGGTGGGCGGCGGAACACGCACAACGCGACCACCTATTCGTTGCATTACAAAAGTTTGCACCAGAAGCCCAAGACATTGTGACCGTTGCCGACTGTGACGAGATCTGGAATCCAGCCGACATTGAGATACTGCAACAGGGTTGGCGTAGTTACATGATGAAGCGTCTAGTGATGTCGGCGTATTGGCGTTTCACGGACGAAGTCACGATGGTCGCAGGACTATACGGTCAACGGGCAGGTGGTGCGCAACACATCCGCACAAATCGTGAACGGCTACCGAACCTGAACTCAGGTTGGCATGTGTCTTGGATGGGTGGACCTGAATGGGCTGCGAACAAGATGCGATCGTTCTCTCACCAAGAACTCATGGTCGATAATCCTGAAGGGTTCATGGCTGAGAACTATCGGATCGGTCGCTCGATACGCGGCGAACAGTTGATTGAAGTGCAGATGGATGATTCGTGGATTCCGTGGATCCGTGAAGGGAAGGCTCCGTTGTCGTGGTACCGGCGTCGGTAGCGATCATCTCACCGTTTGAGCAGAACTATTGGGATCGGTTCGGTGCAGCGTTCATTGCTTCTGTTGAAGCGTTAACGGTCAAACCACAAGAGGTGATTCTGGTTACGACTGCCAGAGTTGATGTGCCTGACTGGTGGAAGGTTGTCCCGTATTGGGATGATCGCATCTGGCCGTGTGTGAATGTGGGTGTGCGTGAAGCGACAGCCGAGTGGTGTACACATCTGCCAGTCGATGACACGATGGATGCAAACTTCTTTGATGGTCTAGTTCTTCAAGGTGACGCAGTGAATGTGCGTGGTCGGTGGGATGGCGGGTTGTGTCACGGCACACCTGACCAATATCAGAATCTGCTCAATATCCAAAACAACGGTATGCCAGGGCTTGCGGTTATTCGTCGCAAGACTTGGTTGAAGATTCCGTACCGGTCGCACAAGTATGTTGATTGGATTCATTGGTGCGAGATGCGTTTACACAATGTTGAAGTGTCGTTTGATTCTCGTTGTGTGTGGACTTGGGTTCGACATGATGATGCACTGACTGCACAATTAGATCATCAAGCCGAACAAGAAGTGTTTGAGTTCTGTGAGCTGTTGAAGTCTGGTCGAGTTATACCTGGTGAGGACTGGCCGCCGAAGTTGGCTGAATGATTCTCCGAGACTTGAAAGACCGTCATAGCGGT